GGATAGAGTTTCTCTAAGGCAGGGAGGTCGAAGTTGATGACATTATGACCACAAATAAAATCGCCCTCCCGGATTGCCTCAAGGAGCCGTTTGGCTCCCTGATGGACTTCCGAGGGGCGGTATTCTGTGACATTATTTTCTTCATCAATTATGACCATGCAGTGAGCTTCTGTCACTGTGTCTAAGAGACCATTAGTCTCAATGTCAAAGAAAAGCAAGGATTACAGGTACTTTCTTCCCAGCTCTGCGTTTTCATCTTCAAGGGTTAAGATGTCTTCACGCATTTTAGCGATTGCTTTGGTGTTAGCTTCTCTCAAAGCCTTAGCCATTTTGACTTGCTGTTTCAAGCACCATTTTTGCATACCGAAAAACATTTTAATCAGAAACAATTTTAATACCTCCTGTGTTTTGATAGGCTCTCAGAGCCGCTTCTTGTTGTCGTCCAGCAGAAAAGCTGGAGATTAGTTTGAGATACCCGATGACCCTTGTGCCGTAATCGACATCAGCCGAGTGGCATTGAGGGCAAGCGGTATGATAGTTAGGGTCTATATGTCCGCAATGGTTACAGACAGTGCAAAGGACATTGGTAGTCCAATACGGAACCCCGTGTCTTATGTTGGTCTGGATAAGGTTTAACGCCTCAGCTTTTGTAGGAACCCTCTGGAGATTGAGATGCAGAGCAGCTCCTCCATCAAGGTACTGTGAGACTTCCTTACCGTGAATTTTGATTTTGTCAAGGATGTTCCAGCTAGTGTCCTCTACTGGGTAGAAGTAGCTGTTATAGCAATCACGAGGAACCCATAACCCATCTTCTTTATCCCACTTAGCATTTTTGACACCAAGGTTTTCAGCAGGGACAAACTCGGTATTAAAGCGGGTTCCAAAGGTTTTCAATGCTTCCTTGTTGAGGTTTTGAATGGTCGACAAACAATACTTAAGATACTCTGTGTAGTTCTCGGCTTTCCAAAAACCAACAGCAGTGTGTTTGCAGATATACTCAAAGCTCTCAAGACATCCATTGATACCAATAGTGCAGAACTGTTTGTCAATGTCGATGAAACCTGCGGAGTAAGCAGGAAGCATACCAGCTTCTATCATATCCATATGGTAACTTCGGTGTGCCATAAGATACTTCTGGACACGCTCAACGACACTATGCAAGATTAGGTGTGACTGTCTGAGTCGATTAAAGTTGATAGTGATAACCTGTACGCTGCCTGTGGAAACCCCACCAGCACCGAGGGTATAGCTGAACGTATTGTCTGCAAACTCGTTTCGGAGGCGACAACAGGAGGCAAGGCTATCTGCGCTGTCAGACTCATAGTGAAAGAAGCTATGACCTTTAGACATTTGATCGGCTAAGAGGTCGAGGAAGTTTTTGTCCTTTGCTGTATCTTCTTCAACCAGATAGGCAGCAGTTATGACCGGGAAAGTAAGCAGCTCTTTACGGCGTTCTTTTCGGAACCACTCCATGAAGAACTCTTGGAGCTGCTTAAGTGTCTCATAGTCAGGCTTGGTGCCATCAGGGAAGTAAAACTCATCAAAGAGGGACGTAAAGTAGTGTTCATCAAAGACTGAGATATTCCAGAAGATACTTTGGAATCCTCTGGCAGCAGCAGGTTGGTTCATGGAGTAGACTACACCTTGTAACTCCTGCTGAATCTCACGACTGTTTGTCGTCAGGTAGTTTTTGCCATAGGTCTTCTTAGCGAAATAGTCAAAGTACATGAGGAACTCGACTGTAGCTACAGCCCCAGCGAAGCCTCCTGCAATTTGATACATGAGGTTGACAAAAGAACCACAGAAACTCTGTAGGTTCCGTGGTCTGCTTGAGGTTCCTCCGATAGCCTTAGAGCCATCAAATAGGAACGGGTAGAGAGTGATAGAGGCACAATAGGGTTTCAGTGAGGTTTCATCATGGACATAAATAAGATGAGAGTGGATGTCCTCAAGATACTGTGCGGCTAAGTCTTCGCCAAACATTTGCGTTATCTTGTCACAGACAATAGCCCTATTCACCTGAATGTTCTCGTACTTATAAAGCTCTGCCTCCATTGTTGCTACGTTCTTTGAGGTGACATTAGCGTTAGGGTCAACAATAGATCCGTCAGCAGCGGTGTCGGCAGTAATGTAATTCTTGATAAAGTCTAATTTACTCTGAATCTGAGTCGGAGTTAGGTTGTTGAGCAAGTTCTTCTCCTTTCAGTATTTGGAACTGTTTGGTCATATCTACCCAATGAGGGATACGACCGGAATAAACGCCATATTGGTCGGTTACAATCGTGTGTTCTTTAACGTAGAACCTTTGGTTCGTAGTGGGTTCCTCAAGACCACCAAGGTCTTCTTTATAGGAACCTGTCTTGACCCACTTGATTTCTTCTACATCAAGGTATTTATCAGGGTCTTCATCACGACCAGAATAGAGACCAATAGGCAAGCCTGTTTTCTTCGCTAAGGCTTTGATAAGGATACCAAGGGACTTCTCGGTAATACCATTGTTTGCAGTACCGCCCATCAGGACAATAGCAGTGATATCATCAGGATACTTTTGGGCAAGCGCATAGGCATTGTAGACAGTATCCTCAAGGTTCAAGGAATCCCCTTGGTCACCAATAAGATAGTCCGAGTGACAGCCGGGGCAGTTTTGACGACAGCCAGAGAACTCAATGTAGACTGCTGTTTCGCCGGGGAGTTCCGAGATAGTGAAACCAATGCTAGAGACTGGATAAGAGTAATTTTTTTTCATAAGTATGTTCATCCTTAAAATTAAAAAGGAACATCATCATCGTTACCTAAGTCGATGTCCTTTTTGTGTGGTTTTTCTGCGGCTACAAGCCGATCGGTTTCTTTGTCATAGGCTAAATAGCCAGCAATTCCTGTTTCGCCTGTGAAGCGACCTTTAAGAATCCTTACACGAACCAAGTTTTTCTCAGAGTCGTCCGCTTGCTGGTTGCGTTCTAACGCCCAGACACCATCGGATAACTGAGGGAGTGCTTGGGAACCCCGAAGATGACTGAGGCTTACTGCCCCTCCTTCTTCTGCTGGTGTCCCATCGACACGCTTAAGATGCGACACAACTAACATCCCGACTCCTGTTTCTTCTGCAAGACTGCGGAGCTTTGTCATTAGTACGTCTGTAGCCTTTCGTTCATTGTCGATTTCCAAACCGCTGATAGCGATTGAGATATGGTCAAGGATAATAAAGTCGCATTGTTCGGCGGTTGCCATATAGCGAATGTTTTTGATTAGGTCGTCTGACTCCAGCGACCCAAAGTGTTCATAAAAAATAAAATGCCCTGAGCCGAGTGTGGCATCAAAGGCATCTTTGTATTCGTCCTCAGTAATGAGGTGTCGGTTAAGAGCGAGGCGTTTGCCTGTGTGGATAGACATTAACCCTTTGGCAGTCCTCTTGACATTTTCTTCAAGCATCAGCATCCCAATTTTCAAGCCCAGGTTGACACCGCAGTGATGTGCAAGCTGTCTGACAAAGGTAGTTTTACCTGTGCCAGTGCCAGCAGTGATAAGCACCAGTTCCCCTTTTCGGAGTCCCAGAGTCATCTTCTGGAGGTCTATATCCCACGGCAGCGGATACCCTTGGGCTTCTTCCTGTTCGGTTGACAGGGCTTCCCAGAGTTCTTCACCATTGACTATACAAGCGGGTTTATAGGTCTTCGCACGGAAAACTGCATTTACTACTGCTGAGGCTTGTCCCTGCAGCAGACACTCATTGGGGTCTTTGAGGGGCAGGGTGGCAATCTTGAGTTTGTTGGGGCTAAGGATACCGCAAACGCTGTCTACAGCTTCACGCCCTACCTTGTCCATATCAAACATAACGATTACTTCTTCAAAACCCTCAAGCCAGTCATACTGTGCTTCAAAGGTCTTCTTTGCTGACTGTGCGCCATTAGGCAGCGACACAACAGGATATTTGTTTCCTTGAATTTGGCTAACAGTGAGGCAGTCAATTTCACCTTCGGTAATGATTAGTTTCTTACCGGAAGTAAAGAGGTGCTGACCAAAGAAGCGACGTTCAAGGTTTCCGAGGGTCTCAAAGGTTTTGTCGGCGTACCGGACTTTCTGACCTATAACAGTACCAGCCTCATCAATGTAACAGGCAAACTGAGCAGGTCTATCATGTCGGAACCCCTTGTAGTACCCGTAGATTTTACAGGTTTCCATTGAGATACCACGGGCAGTTAAGGCTCCAAGGTTTAGATCAACAGGAGACACCACGCCTCCCTTGGTCACTGGCTTGGCAGCTTTTGTCTGCTGTTCTTTATTTTGATGTTGGGCATGACAACTAAAACAATAGCTGTGTCCGTCATCATAGACACACATTGCATCACTACTACCACAATCAGGGCAGGGGACGTGTGCCTCTACAACTTGAGATTCGGTCTGTTCCATATTAGAGTACCTCTACAGTTTGGATATTAGGGTAGGTAGCAACAAGGGTCTTGAACAGGTCGCTTACAGCAATCCTTTGGGAGTCTGTAAGGTTTCCAGAGGTGTCGCAGAGGATGTAGATGGACGTTGTGTTGTCCTTGAAGTCCCACTGTGCGACAGCGTTGACATCCCTGTCTGCTTCTACTGTGCCGTCATTTTGGATAATGAAGTGATACCCTGAGTCGAACTCACCAAGACGGCGAGCAGCATTGACTAAGGCTTCCTTATCAGCTCCATTAATAGGCTTCTTGATGATATAGAACCAGTCTGTGCAGGTACGTTGTTTGAATTTTAGAGTGCTTATTTGCTGCTGCCTCCTTTCTTTAGAATGAGTCCGTTAGTGGGTTTCTTAGGTTCATCAAACCAGCTTGGCGGAATAAATTTACGAGCATATTGGTAGCCGTGTTTTTCGCACCAGTCAGCAACAGTTGTCTTACTGCCTGAATAGATTTTGGTGGTAAGGCTACTAAAGACAAAACGGATGTCGAGGTGTGGGTATTGGTCTTTGATGAGGAGATGCTTGCGCCTGTCTTCTGCATCAAAGAGACCTTTAGCTTCCACGATGATACCATTAGGTAACACCCAATCAGGGGTGTAATAGTGATCGGTTGCTGGAATAATATAAGGCAGCTTGTGTTTCTCGTAAGCTGCCTCAATTCCTGCATTTTTCAGTTGTTCTCCTACTTTGTCTTCAAGCCCGCTACGGTATGCCGTGGGTTTCTGATAGAACCCTCCATGCCGATTAAAGAAGCGTGCAGCCAATATTTAGAACTCCGCTTCTTCGGCATCGAACGGTACCGGGATGCACTCGTTCTCAGTTACATCATAGCCATCTTCTTTGTCGAAACCAAAAGCAGATGCATTAAACCCGCCCGGTTCCTTGTATTCGATACACTGTACAGCATCCAGATACAAAGTCAGACCACAGTTAGCAGCGGACTTGTGATAGGGATTAACAGTGAAGCGTACACGACAAATAGAGCCATGACCGATGTCGCCTTTGATTGGGTTACCTTTAGCATCAAAAATAGGAATGGTGCGTTGTCTTACTTCACCAGTCTTAGACGTGTAGCTGGTTTTGGTCTTAAATTTAAAGACGATATCACCATTTTTGTCTTCACGGCTGCCGAGGCGAGCGTTCGTCCATTTTTTACCTTTGAACTCACTGGCGTTCTTAGCAGACTCCAGTTCTTCTCCCAGTTTAGCTAAGAGTTTCTCAGTGTCTTCCTTGTTAAACGCCATTTGGATAGTATAGCCAACCTCAGCACCGTCAAAGAACTCCGGACTGCGGAGCTTGGGATACTGAGCGGTTCCTTTAGGGGTTATGATTTGTGTTCTCAAATTAGAAATCTCCTTTTGTTGGTGTCGGAACTTCTACAAAGAGAGCTTTCAGGCGGTCACCAAACTTTTCAATGGCTGCACGGGCAGTGTCTACTTCAAGGAATCGAACTGTCAAAGGGTCAAGACCCGGAAACGTAGTGCTGGTTTTAAACACATAGCAGCGACCATGGCAATTTACTCCAATACCATAAATAACACCAGAGGAAGAAGTCACCGAGAAGTCACCTTCGGTTTCCTCTTGGAATGCTCTAAGCTCCAGTGAGAGCTTAATTTTCTCAATCATAGCTTCATAGGTCTTACTAGATTGCCCCTTTGGTAAGGAGACATACAACTTTTGAATAAACGTATCGTTCCAACGGGAAGGTGGTTTCTGTAGTTCTTCCTTTGCGACTTCCAAGGTTTCTATTTGAGCCTTATGGAACGCTAAGACCTCCTCAATACCTTTGATTTTTTCTTGGTTTTCCAGACTGATTGCTTTCATTATATTAGTTCCTCCTACTATTATTTTTTGATTATTGGTTAGTGTCAGCGATCGTAACTTTTATGTTGTCTAACTTTTCGACAACTAACTGAGCGATACATTGACCTTTAGTGATGTATTCCGAATACCGTCCGATATTCTCAACATACAGCATCAGCTCACCTGTATAGTCGCTGGTAATGATACCTGTGCCATGAGCAAGGCGCAGCTTTGTCTCCATGCCAACTTTGGGAGCCAAGAAGATTTTGCCGATGTATCCTTTAGGAATCTCTACGGCAATACCTGTGTGTACGATGTACGCATTTTGGACAATCTGGCTCGGCATGATTTCAGCAGAGCTTACACTGGCAAGCGAGAAACCTGTAAAGGTGTACTCAGCGGATACTTGGGCATCCTCGTGCAGCTTTGTGATGTTTAAATTGGGAGTTGCTATGATTTTCACCTCCTCTCATTTGACAAATAAAGAAAGACACCTTACAGCAGTTCTACTTGGTAAGCTGTAGTGTCTTTGGGTAAATAGATTTTAGGCGGTTTTCCAGTCTTCTGAGCGAGGCGGGTAAGAGCGATTTGGACTCCTGTGAGATAGTCAAAGGTGTCTGTAGGACTGCATTTAGCAGAGGCTTCGGTTACGTTGCCGTTCTCAGTGAGCTTTACAGTGATCGTGCTGCCGTCTTGGGTTACCTCAAGGGTCGGCGGGTTTTCTTCCTCTGCTGCTAATTTAAAGTATGCAGAGGATACGTTAAATGGAATACCAAAAAAGTAGTTTCCTTCTATAGGCGTAACTACCATATCTGCTTCCTTCATAAAAGACAAGGGGGTTAAGGAAACTACACGGCATTTAGTTGAAGAATCGGTGATGAAATACCCGTCTCGATGAGCAATAACGATATCACCAACCTTGAAGGGTACAAAAGGTTTTACGTTTGATAACTTTAAAAAATGCCATATTTTAGACTCCTCTAGGTAAACAGCTAGGTCTCGTTTCTCACGATTTGGATAATAGAAAGATGGTAGTTCTGTCCCATCATCCCTTCTCAGTTCGACAACTTCACCTTTTTTAAAGTAATTATCTGGCTCTAAAACAACAAAGAGCTTACCTCCTTGTTCAATATACTTTTCAAATTCTTGTCTGTTCATTATTGTTCATCCTCCCTTGGATTAATAGTTTTACCTTCGAGGCTCTCAACGAGCCATTTAGCATAATTCCGGATTTTCTTAGCTTCTTTGAGCTTGTCCTCACCAGCTTTACGACCCATGCGACACACATATTTAATGATGTTGCCCTTGACGTACCCTTGGAACTCCTCAGGTGTCATGTTGGCTTGCATGGTTTCTATGGGTTGATGAAGGGTGTCGTAGTGGGAAATGTGGGGTTCGAGGTCACTTAACTTTAAATATTCCCAATTGTATTGACCATACAGAGCTTGTGTATCTCTATCTTCTCTATTGGGAAAATAAAAAGAAGGGTTATCAGATCCATCATCATCCCTGAGTTCTACAGTTTCTCCTCTTTTAATTAACCACCGCCCTTCTCTTTCTATTTCACGGGCAGCGACAAAGAGCTTACCTCCTCGCTGGACATGCTTTTTAAATTCCTGTCTGTTCATAATTACTTAGTTCCTCCTTAAGATAATTTAGAGAAAGACTAAAGGACATCCTTAAGTATTACTATTTACTGAATAACAGTAGGAGTAATCCTTAGGTATGTCCTTTGGTTTCCTTTCTCACTTATGTGGAACAATTAAGAAAAGATGTATTTACTGTTAGCAATTTCATCTAATTTCAGGTCGCCTCTTTTTGGTAAAGTAGGGAGGGATGTGTCGGAGAGTTTCAACATATCGTTCTTGAAGTTCTCAAGTACGTCTTGCTCAGTGTACATTTCAATGAAGCTCTGGCGTACTGCCTTATACATGGTCTTTGCTTGAGCTACAGGTGAACCATAGGAATCATGTATCATTGCAAAATGCCTAATGCCTAACTCCGCAGCAATGCAGACAGTTAGTTGAAGGTGGCTTGCATCCATGCTATGAATGAAGTTAGGAGCGACACCCTGAGCTTGCGCTCTTTTGTCGATATTACCAGTGACGTTCAGACCATAGAGACGGATGTTTTTACCTGCACATCTTAGGCGTACCTGAGTGCTGACACATTCCATATAGCTTTGTTGAACTGGGAGACCCATTGGAGTCGTCCAAGTAACTACTTGACCCTTCTTGGTAACCAGCTTGGCGCAGTCCTGTAGCCACTTCATGCCATCTACAGCTGCAACTACAGTCGTTCTAACAGCGTTCCAGATGAGCTTCGCCATATACGCAGAGGCTTGCCAGCAGTTTTCATCAGTGAATACGGAAGCATCTTTCTGTTCCTGCATATCCTTTTTGATTATGTCTTCAAAGATTTGGTCTCTAAAGCCGTATTCTTTACTCCCATAGGCGAGCGTCATAACGGAGCGTTTGGTTACCTTCCGAGTAACGCCATACATTCTCCAAAGTTGTGCAAGGGTCTTCGTACCAAACTTGATTTTAGTTTCGACAACATCGTCCAAGGTGCCGCTCCGTAAGTCTTCACCTATCGCTACGTTTACTTTTTCAGCGACTACCCCATAGATGTCATTAGGTTTGTCGGAGGGCAGGAGGTTTACAGCTGCACCGCCTACAGGGTCTCTAAGGATTGCAGAGAAATGTTGAAGCCCTGAGCAGGTACCATCGAAAGCCACAGGGATACCCGACACAAAGCCTTTAGGACTGCCGTGTTCGGTTTCCCACTGTTTCCACGCTTGCCACTCGAAGCAGAACGCTAGGAATTGACAAGGTTCGTCTTGGTTCATCCAAAAGGTGTTAGCAAGCGGGTCAAGAGCAGAAGCAAGTATTTCAAGTTCGTTGTCTTTGACCCATTGGATGCGGTCATCATAGCTGACTTTATCGACACCAGCTAGGTTTGCGCCATGGACAGCAAGCCACTTGATGTCCTCCATATCTTCACAGGCAGGCGCATCAGCAAAGAGGATAAGCCCCTTGTTCAGGTCATCCCCTTGGAAGCTGAAAGAGGGCAGAGGGTAGACACGACCTCGGAAGTCCATGTTGCAAGGGAAGTAAATTTTGTCGTACTTAGATAACTCCTCAGCAGTCTTAATGTTTCCGATGGCTCTCAGGGCAAGGCTTTTACGGCTTATTTCGTCCTTGTAGTAGCTGACCATAACTTTACGGTATTCCTTAAGCTGCTCCTCGGTAGGTTCGTCAGGGAGCACCATAGGCTTCGGGGCTTCGTTGAGATAGGGGATACCCGCACGGCCCCCGCCAAGTTTCATTACATCCTGCATGACCGCTAAGACTTTCTTATTGATTTTCCACGGGGTTGCCTGGATACTGTTGATTGCCTTTCTTACACCAGCAAGCTCCATCTGTCCTAACTTTTTCAGATACTTCTTACCAAAGACAGTCCGTTGATCTCGGAGGCGGAGCAGGGATGTGCTGGCTTGAAGCTCACCGTAATAACCACCTTCGTCATAGGATTCCCAAGGTTTCGGAGGGATGATAGTAGGGCAGAGGCGGTAGGCACTGCTTACTGCATTATCCTCATTGTTCATCCACGCATCCAAAAGGGCTTGTGTCGGCTGTAAGTTTAAGGTTGCGCCTTGTTGGCAGTATTCAAAGTAAGGTGTATTCTCAATGATTATGTTCACAAGACAAGCGGAGAGCTGCATCAGGTCTTGAGTGTTCCATTTAGGAGCTTGGTAGCCGTCACGCTTCATCCATGCAATCGCATAGGCACGGCGGTAGAAGCTCTGAACACGTTGGTTAATTCCATTATTGACGACAACATTTCGACTCGGATTAAGACTGAGGTAGTGGGTGAGGTTGTATTCGTCTTGAATTTCCTTGCCGATGAGTTGGCTTACGTTAGACAAAAAGAGGTCTTTACGTTTCATAAGGTTGTTCATAAGGATTGAGAAAGGCGAGAAGGTCAGCAAGCTATAAAGCTGGTCTTTCTCCTCTTTGTAAAGCTCCACCATTTCAAACAAGATGCTTACATAGGCAGGTTTTACGCCTCTTTTCGGAACCAGTGTGTTTTCGACAAACAGCTTGACAGCTTCAAAAACATTGCTGTATTGATGGGCTATAAACTTCTGTCCAAGGGTAGTTGTTCCGACTTGCCCCTCTGCCTTGGCTTTGTCGTAGGTTTGGCGTAGTTTCTGTTCACCAAAAGTCTTGTAACGTGCCTCCAGCTCTATTTCTTCAAAGTACAATGGGTGTTTTTCCATGATGTCTGTCTCCTTCTTTTCTTCAAACTTTGTTCGCTTTTAAAACGAACATAAGGCTATTATAACGAACGTACGTTTTGACACAAGGCCAATAAAAAGCCACCCTCAACTAATCGCGAGAATTAACACGAACTTATGTTTAGTTAAAGGCGGCTATTCGTTAGGTTTCAGACCATAAAACTTCCTGCTAGCTTGAGAAAAGTTTTTTCCAAGGGGCTAAAATAATAGCGAGTATTATTAAAATTATTAGGTTTTCTTTAAGTCTCCGTTTCATAGGGCAGTCTCTATAAGGCTGGAGATTGCATTAAAGCCTGTTGCTGTGACTCGAATTTGTGTTTTACGTGAACATCCTCCATAAAAACATCTGATTACTTAAAGTATTCCTTGGGAGCTTCTTTTGTTAACTCATAGGCACACTGGGCTTGCTTGGTTAACCAGTTGATACGCTTTAGGAAGCTAAATAGGTCTGTTGGTCTAACTCCATTCATTACAGCGACATCCGTTATGGTGTAGCTGTCCTCAGCGTTCATATATTTGTCGTAAATTTTAGCTTTTGGTTTCAGTTGGTTGATTTGATGGGCTTGGGCTTCTAGCTTTGCTTTTTGTTGGTCTATGACGTTATTTGCGACTAACATAGCTTTAGCTAGGAATACACTTGGTTCTTCTATGGCTTCCTTTGCAGTTTCAGGTGTGAGATACATTTTGTGCTTGCGGATCGCCGGAAGGACTTCCGAAGTTACCCATTCCTGAAATTGTTCAGCTTGCGGAAGTTTAGAGCGGAGCACAAGGCTATAGAAACCTGCTTCGTCAATAATTACTTGGTTAGGATTACCTCTTGTAATACCGTCACGAATCGTTACGGTATTCTTGTGGTTATCTTTTACATGGTCAGCTAATGCTTTCCGTGAATTGCTATACCCTAACTTTTCTGCAATCTCTTTTCCGACAAACCACGGCTCACCGTCCTTGGTGATAATTCTTACCTGTCCAAAGACTTCATTTTGGAATACTTGAATTTTGTTGGTGTTGTTCATAATAAAATCATTCCTCCTGTTATCTTTTTAGTCATTCTTTAGGTGCCAAAGTGGAACCCTTGGAGTTATCCTCCATAGTACCCACAAGTCAGCTTGTAGGCACTAGCAAGACAACGCTTTATAGCCCGAAGTTCCTTAAAGTCGTGTCCCAGTCAATCA